ATGTACTAATTCTACTTCAGCATTATCTAGAGTATCTAAATATTCTTCAGGTGTAAAATTTGTAGGTTTAATATAACCTCTTTGGATTAAATCTTCTGCTATATTATTTAACTCTTGATCATCACACGCACTTAAAAAATCATACCACTCAACATCTACATCTATTTCTATATTTACACCTACTTCTGCCATAACTATTTCTTTTTAAATTGTTCTTTAGTAAATGCTACACATTGTTCCCAAGTTTCATCCGTGCTAGTAAATCCAAGACTTAATGCTTGTAAGAGTTCTTCCTCACTATACATTCTTTCAGCTTGCCATTTAGCACCATCCTCAAATCCTATATGGCTTATGTGCCTTGTTGATAAAGCATACTTTCCAGCATACTTTCCAGCAGCTTCTTCTAATGATTCCATAACTATTTCTTTTCAGATTCATCAATTGCCATATTAGCAAATACTATATGTAATGTAACATCATCATCACATTTTTCACATCTGTAATTAGCTCTTGATCTTATATACCAACCTGCATTACAACACACAGTTTTAATGTCACTAATCTCTAGTTTCTTCTCTTTCTTCTTCATTTTCTCTTCTTTTAGCTATATAGTCATCCAATTTGATATCCATAGGAATATCATCTACATGTCCATACTGATTAATTAAATCAATATAGATCTCCTTTACTCTTCCCATAATTTTAATACTGATAAGATTAATTTTTTAGCTCCATCACTTGATTTATCAATCTTTTTAGATTTTAAATACCTTGTAAAACTTTCTAACTGATGATGTGATAATGTTATTGATATAGTTGTTGCAGTAGTATTATAGTCCCGCGTTTTTATATCAAAATTAAAATCACATGGATACTTTTGTATTAATTCATCAACATTTTTTAAAAACAATTTATCTTTAATCTTATACAATTCAAATGCTGTCCTTTTAGCATGATTAATTGTACTCCTTGAAGTCAAGTTAGTATAAATAATGATTTCTTCCTCAGTTGCTTTAAATGTGTAGTAAAGAATAGCTATTAAATAGTTTCTTTTATCTACAATATGAGGAGCTTTTGTTTTTGGTTTACTGCTGATTTTTAATAGTTCATCAATTATATCCTGTTTGGAATAATTTATCATACTAATTCTAATTCTTCTTCTACTAATTCTACAGCCATATCTTTCTGATCTACCATATCTTCTGGTAAAAATCTCTTAGCATCATAAAACTCATAAGGAAAACATCCCTCTAAGTTTATCTCCTCTAGATCAAATCCTAACATGTTTGCTTGGATAGCCATCTTAACAGCTCTTACAACTGTATAAGCTTTACCTTTTTCTGGCCACTGTGCAGCTGGAATTTTATCTGGCTTGTTACTGTTATTAATACACACTACTTTCACTTAATTCTACTTTAAGTTCATACATCTCTAATTTGACCAGTAAGTCATACATGTCATCAAATGACCCTGACTTAATATCATATGATTCTCTTCCATCAACTAAGACTGCACATTGTTCAGCTTGTTCAGGGTTGTGATCACAAAATCTTATAAGACAAGCTATAACATAAAGAAAATCATGTTTGTTGTCATTATATAACGTTAATTTATGTGTCTTTTCCAATACCATAGTGTTTATATTTTAATTTACACATTTTCCGGTTTAGTTCCAACTATTATTGTCTCACCAAGTCTATTCATTGAGTCAACAATATCAGTATAACCTTTTCCATACGGATCTACATAGTTTTTATATGACTTGAAATAACCTTTATTAGTTAAATCCTCTATATTAGTAATTAATATTCCCATTCTAGACTTATTATCAGCTCCAAGTTGGAGTAAATCCCATCTTGCAGATTCTATTTTAGCTAAAAATAAGTTTAATCTTGTATTAAATTCACTTTTTATAAAGATTTTATTATTGTAGTCATCAAATAACTCTATCAGATTCATTAAAGCATTAATATCTGTTTTACCAAATACATTCATAGGTTCTTTGATATATTCTTCAGACCATTCATGCCATTTGCTAACATCTATTTTCATGCTATACTTAAACTTTTTACTCTTTTTCATTTCATCAATATCATACAGAGCACTTGATATTTTCACAACTGCTCTGATGAATCTGATATTGTCTGGATCATATGCTGCCATAATTAATTAAATAATGTAAAATTATACTCATTACTGTAAATCCTATTAAGAAAGCTACAAATCCTATTATTACTTTTTTCATATATCAATGTGTATTAAAAAACTAATTTTTCTTGTCAATGTTGGATACATTTCACGTAACCATGTTGTTAATTTATCATCTGATTCTTTACCTTTTCCTTCCATGTGACACTCAATGTATGTATGTACTTTTACATTCTTAAACAATGAGTTTTTTCTTAGTTTTACAGGGATATCTGATAACGGTATCACTGCTTTTGTGATTGTTTTCATGCTTTTCTTTTTACTTTGTTTATACTCTTCAGTTAACAGTCTATTATCAGTAATCATTTTATT